TCTGTCATTTGTCTCAAGTAGGATATCTGCAGGATGTTTGTCTTGGGTTGGATATACAAAGTCTGCATATTCCAATAGGAATGTTTGTACTAAGGATTCACCCAAAGCACCAAGTCTTGAATTACCTTGATGATCTTCCGATGTCTTTGCCATCTTTGTTGCATGAAGAAAGTTTTGCTGAGTTTCTATAAGCACGATCTCCAACTTGTATTTTATATTTGCTATCTAACAATTCTTCTGATGCTTCTAACCACATACCCATCTCCATCAATGCCCTTGTTTTTCTAAATCCCATAAAACCATTTATGCCAAGATTGAAAGTCATATCAATGCATACTAGTTGTGCTTCTTTAGGGAAACTTCTCCAAACCGCCCAGTGTTTATCCAAGTTTTTGATGGCTCTTTCTTTGTCGTTTTTAGCTAAGAACCTAGCTTCCTCTTCTGATATGCCAATATCTGTCAAGTTCCTGCCAACACCTATGCTAGTTTTCCCAGCCTTGCATGTATAAAGGTTACACATCATGCCTTCATTTTTAATAAGCATATCTAGCACTTCATCACTCATATTATTTGCTATGCACTCCTCTAAACTTCTCTGCTGTCCTGAGCGATGACATGCCCAGTAACGATAAAAGTATTGTTGTAAGTTGCGAAAAATCAAACTCTAACTCTTCTAGTTTTAAATCAGTTCCATTGACCACAGCTATCCAAGTTGCGATAGGCAAGACAATGTAATGAGTGCAAAGACTAAACCCACAAACATATCCAATGCAGGGTCTCCATGACGATACAAACCAGTTCCCGTTCTTCGCTTCTTCAGCATTAAGGCTAATTTGTGCTTTATCAAGCGATATAAGTTCTTTTTGTAAGTCATGTGATAATTGTTCTTTTAAATCTTTATCTTGAACAAATTTATCCAAGACGTTGTTTGCTACTTCAGCAATTTTGGTAATGCTCATATATTAAATAAGGAAATCCTTTAGCAGAATCAATAGCATTGAAATGACTATTGTTGTAAGGCCACCTTTAATCCAATTATTCAAACCAGCAATATCATCATCTAGTTTTTCAAAATGTTTGAATGCTGTAGTCCACCTCTCTGCACACTGTGTCTCATGTATTTGCAAAGATGCATGAACTTCTTGGGCGGTCTTTCTAGCCATTATTCTTCCTCTATTACTTCCTCTTTAGGTAGAGTCTTATCAAAGGCTTCAATCAATATATTTTTATGATTATTAATCATGTTATATAAATTGTAGCTTCTTTGTAGCTCAGCTAATTCTCTTCCAGCTACGTTTAATTCAACAGCTAAACGAGTTTGCTCTTCGTTTAGGTCTTCTGCTGTATATTCTCTACCATTAAAATTAATGATTGTATTTTTCTCTTCACTCATATTACTCTCCAAGTATTTTATTTTTTATGTAAGTTAGCCATTCAGGCTTCTTCTTATTTATTATAAATAAAGATATACCTATTACAATAATTAATACTATAAAAGTATCCATATATTATTCACCTATTGTTTTTGTTTCAGTCGTAGGTGTTATCTCTTCAGTAATCTTAGCATCTAAAGCAGATTTTAAGTTTGCTACTTCCTCTTCACCCATAATGCCTTCAACCCAACCAGTAACTACTGCATTGGTTAAGTCTGCAAAAGGTACAAAGTCTGTACCAATATCATCAAGTGATAATGATTGTGTGCCATAAACACTAGCTGTGTATGGTACTTCTTGACCATCTACTTCGTGTGTCTCGCTGCTCTCAGCGTTAAGTCTCCAGTGAACATTATATACTGTGTCACTGTGTTCTTCGTATGTGGGATAAACGTCTACTGTTTTGCAATCCCAAGTGTATGTATTTGCCATGTTATTCTCCTTTTAAGTTAGCAATTTCTTCTTTTAAAAATTCTATTTGTTCTTGTTGTTCTTTCATGCCTTTAACAAGATGTGTTACAAGTTTACTGTAATCCATTTGATAATGCTCGTCTTCAGAACCTGTTACTGCATTTGGTACTAGCTCTTTAACTTCTTGAGCTATAAGACCTTCGTCTGCTTTACCATCCGCTTTCCAATTATACGCTACTGGGTTTAGTTTAGTAATTACTTCTAAACCTCTAGCTTCGCCTGTAACGTCTTTTAATCTTGCATCTGATGTGGTGTTGTAGGTTGTTGCTGATGAGGTTACTGATACAGAACCAACTGTTGAGCCGTCTTTGCGGAATCTAATAATCTCCCCATCTGAAGATAATCTATCAGCAATAATTGGAATACCTGAAGCTATAGGTACGATTGTTCCTGAACCACCAATACGAACACCTGCTGTTCCATCATCAGAAGTCTTACCCACTAACAGATTACCTGATGAGTCTATTCTCATGCGTTCTTCGGGATTAGAACCTGAAGTTCTTGTACTAAACAACATTGCTCCTGCGGTGTTTGTGCTAGTTCCGTTTTCTTTTAATCCATGAATAGCCGCAAAAGTAGTGTTAGAGTCTCCTTGTCCAGTAGTGGCTTTACCTGCAAATACAAGACCACCACCTACACCCGTTGCCATAGCTGTATTGTCAGCAAGTCGAAGCACAGAACGTGTATCACCAAACACAGATGCAGTTCCTTCTACATGAAGAACCCTACCAGGCGAACTTGTACCTATTCCAACGTTGCCTTGACCAGTAATCGTAAAGGCTCTACCTGAATTAACATCAACTGACATAGCACCAGCAGTAGACAAGTTAGAAGTATGTGCCGAACTATCTACCATTAAGGTATAAGTGCCATTGCTTTTTGATGTTGCTGTAGATGTAAATTGACCAGCAGCATTAATTGAGCCGACTGCATCTAAGGTTGCATCAGGCGAATCAGTTCCTATTCCAACGTTTCCTGTAGTACCCTCTATTCTGAATTTTTCCGTGCCATCATCTAGCACTCTTAAATTATTTTGATAGTTTTCTATTTGGAAATAACCAGCACCACCATTTGTATTTTTAGCTGATAACTTAATACCTGCTGAAGCACCTGATAAATAACCATCATTTTCTATTTCTAATAATAATGGTGCATAATGTACTTGTTTAAAAATATGTAATTGTTCTTGTGGCGAATCAGTTCCTATTCCAACGTTGCCATTGGTTAAATCAATATTTAAATTATTAGCATTTACACCAGCATTACCACCTATAGAACCTATTTGAGAACCTGTGGCTAAATAAAATGAATCTGCTGTATCGTTAATTTGAATGTAAGCAGTTCCATCTGTTGATTCAAACCTACCTACATTATTAGAAGATGTTGATGTGTGAATAATTTCACTTGGCGAAGTTGTGCCTATTCCAACACGTTGACTGCTATCTATTCTGAGTGCTTCTTCTTGGTTGCCTGTAGACATAGTAATGTAGTTAATATCTACACCGCTTCTGTCTACAACCATCCAGTTATTTGCATCAGTTGCCGCATCATTAACTGCTCTGAAACGGAAAGTTCCGTCAGTACCTGCGTTGTAGTCCCAAGTTTTTTCATCTGTTGGTGCGGATGTATTTTTAGTTCTAAAATATGGTGCTGAACCTTCAAGGTGTAGCTGTGTAGCTGGCGAATCAGTTCCTATTCCAACTGAGCCATCTGATGTGATTCTTAAACTTTCCTGCAAAGGAAGAGAAGTACCTCCTGAAGGATGCGTAAAAAATGCAAGTCCAGTTACATCTGCATCAGAACCTTCTTGTACACCTGCAATTCCAGCAACCCTAGCATTATTACTAGCAGTTCTTGAAAAACTTATACCTGCTGTATATTCTCCATCTGCAACAGTACCATTGGTTTGAATATATAATCCATCACCTGAAAAATCATTATAGGTTGTGCTAAAGTTTCCGCTTACATAGCTTTCCAATTTAGCCCGTGGCGAAGTTGTGCCTATTCCAACATTTCCATCTGACTTAATTCTCATGCGTTCTGCTAATTCATAAGCACCCGCGAGATTATCTTGTGTGAAAAATCTCATAGAATATTCAGGTGTAGCATCTTCAGTTATAACATCAATTTTTCCAGCAATACCTGTAGAACCAGTTGTGGCATCATTACCTTCCCACTCAATAGCACCCATAACCTCATTAGCTGCAACAGCAGTATCTGTGCTTTCTAGTCTTAAAGTTGCACCTGTGTTAGCAGATAAATGTAATAGAGCATCAGGCGAATTTGTGCCGATTCCAACGTTTCCAGCAGCACTTATGGTTACTCTATCCACACCTACAAATCTGTCTCTAAAAGCTAATGCACTTGAAGCTGATGTTCCTCTATAACCAAAAGTAACCTTTGTATCGTTTTGTACAATAATATCGCCATCTTGTATGCTTAGTTTTTCTGCTGGTGCGGTTGTGCCAATTCCCAATTTCTCAGCAGAACTGTCCCAAAATAAACCTTGAGTTGTACCTGTATCATCGTAAAAGGAGATGTCTCCGTTAGCAGCTATATTTAATCTTTGTGTTGCAAAATCATTAGCACCAGTAATAAATTTAAAATGACCTGCTGCATCTGTTGCTCTTATGTAATTTGTACCTGCTCTTGCAAAGTTTAATGATGATGCTGAGTTTGCAATGGCTATATCGCCTTGTGAAGTTTGTACAGTCAACCCATCACTTGTAACTGTTCCTGTTACGTCTATGCCTGAACTGGTTACTTTTGTTACTTCAGAACCTGAAATTGAAGTACGAATAAAAGGAGAGCCTGAGTTGTAATAACCTTGTATGTAAGCATAGTCATTGTCGGTTGTTGAACCAAAAACAAGAGTAGCATTATTTGCATCAGGGGAATGGATAGTAATACCTGTAGAACCTGTACCCGAAACTACTACCTCATCAGCAATTATTGTTCCTGTTCCTGTGCCTGTTCCAAAATGTGCTGTGTCTGACTCTACCTCTCCTGTTACGTCTATGCCTGTTGAGGTTGTGGCAAATTTTAAATCATTATCAAAATAAAGCTTAACAGCATTATTTCTCTGAAATCTAGCATAAGTTTCAGCACCAGTATCATCTTGCAAATAAATATTACCTTGACCTTGTATATATAAACTACCCGTGCCACTTTCTGCTATATAACTATTACTACCATCATGGTAGATTTCTAAATCTGAGCCTGTACCGAATATGGCTTTATCATTATCGCCAAAAGCTATATCAGTACCGCCTGTAGTATTACCATTTAAAAGTATTTCAGCTAGTGTATCTACACTGCCTATTTGACTATCTACATAAGCCTTGATTGATTCAGAAGTGGAAACTGTTGTAGCACTTGCAGTTCCAAAAGAATTATCATCTAAAATAGCTGAACCTGTAATGCTTGTATTAATGACTGCACTTGCAAAAGTAGGTGTAGCAGTTCCTGCATCTAAGTAAGATTCAACTCTAGCATTTGTAAAATATAGATTGCTAGAACCTTCACTAACACTATCAGTGTTAAAAGATATGTTTGCAGTACCGTCAAAAGATGCACCATTAATTGTTCTTGCTGTTGCAAGTGCTGTAGCTGTAGCAGCATTACCTGTTAAGTTACCAACAAATGTATTATCTGCTGTAATGCTAACACCTGTAGTCACCCAAGCATCATTAGCTGCATTTCTTATCTTTAAAACATTGCTTGATGTATCTACCCATAATTGATGTGAAAAGGTAGTAGAAGGTGCTGTAGCACCACTATTAACTGTTACTATTGCAGATAAAGCATTGTTTAAATCTGCTCTAAAATCTGCTCCTGATTGGTTTGCTAAGTTGTAATCGTGTTGTGCCATATTAAAATCTCTGTGTTTTATTAGTTTACTATTACCAAGTGCTTATCGCCACCCTCTTCCATGTGTTTGTTGCGGTGCATACATAAATGTAGTTTGAATCCCATCTTACCTCACCTGCAGTGCCTGTACTGCTAGATGTTGATGGTGCTGATGGACTGCTTGATATTTTTAAGCCACCATCTGCATTAACCCTACCCTGTACAAATAAATTAGTGCCTTGTATTGTTATGTCTGTATCAACATCTATTAGCAAACCCGTTCCAGCTATTTCAGTAAAACCTTTAAAATTTGCATCCTCTTCAAAATTTACATCATTGGTAAATTTAACCCAATTACCTGTCTTTCCAGTAACCGTTCCATAAGTTTCAACTGTTGACATAGTAACCCCATTCATTTCAACCTCAGTTGTTTTTACTGGGTCATCTGCAATAGTAAATGTACTTGTTGTTGCTTCAGATTCAACACCTAAACCGTTGATAGATGTTATAGAGTAATTATAGTTACTACCTTTAGGAATAAAGGATAAGTCAGCAGAATTTGTATCTACCACTTTACTTATAACTGCATTGCTTGAGCTATCAGTTATATCTACTCTGAACTCTTTTACTGGAAAGTCGGTTGGCTCATCCCAAGTTAAAGTAGGTCTGTTAATAGCTGATGCATCTGTGTCTGTAAAACTTACATTTTGTGGTGCTTTTAATGCACCTGCTGTTGGCAAGTTTACTGGGTCTACTGTTGTTTCTGTGGTTGGTACTTCCCATGAATAAATATCAAAATACTCTATAGCACTAACTGATACAAGACCATTTGGCTGTAGTTCTAGTGCTTCAATTCTAAATACGTTGTTTGAATTAGCTGTGGATAAGTCTAAGCCTGCATAAGTAATGTCAACGATATCACCAATGTTTAGTTTATACATTTCAGGTGTTCCTAAAAATTGTATTGATGTTTGTTTTCTACTTCTTTGCAAGATAGCTTTTGCCATATTTGATGCAATGTAAGGGTCTGTGATATATGGAAACTCTGCTTTTATCTCTAAGATTTCACCATCATCTGAATAATAATCAGGTGAAGCATTATGCAATTCTGTAACTGTATCTAATTCATATTTTAAATTAGCATTAAAAAACTCAACAATGACCTTGTTTGCTTTTTTGTCTTTAGTTCCATAGTCAATAGATATTCCTGAATCAGCAATAATATGGTCATCTGTAATGCTAAATGTAGAAGAACCTGTATCTTCTATTTGTAATTCATACTTGCCATTTATATAAGTAAAGATACCTCTCATGTTTGCAAGAAGCTCTTTAGCGTTATCCATGACGTTCTTATTAGTATCTACATAGCCATTACAATGAAATCTTTTAACTTGAGTAAATATAGAGCCTGATTCATCATCATAATCGCTACCAATATTATCATCTATAATAATTTCATTTATTCTTGATTCATCAAAAAATTCATCTGTTCGCCATGCATCAATGTTTTTAGAATCTACTATAACTGTTCCGCCTGAATCCTTAATGCTTATTACTTCATCTGTTTTATTTTGAAAAGCATCATTATAAGTATTAATTCTTATTCTATTAGTACCTGAAGTACCACTCCAAGTCACATTCTGATAGCTACTTCCATAAAAAGGTTGATTTTGTAACACATCACACTTATCAGCAGCAGTCTCAAATGTAGTCATGTTTATATCTGTTGTGGCTAAACCTTTTCCATATTCATCATTTTGAATGTAATCAAGGAAACATAGAGCTGCATTGCTAGACCATGCAGTATTGGTAGTTCTTGGGTCATAAACCTTTTTACCTTTTACCTGTACTGTTATTTGTGGCACTCCTTGATACATTCCCTTTTTATCATAATCAAAAGATGCTGCTATATAACAAATACCATTTAACTTATGATTAGTTGACCACTGAGAAGGTATAGATGCTCTAAGCATTGGGTCTGCTGTTTGACTGGTAGCACCATGATGCAAGTTAAATACAAAAGAATATCTTTTTGTAGGGTCTGTGCCTAAATTACCAGCACTTTTATATTGATTATCACCAACTTGAGATGCAGTATTTAAAGAGCCTGAACCTGAAGATATCTTATCTGAGCCAACATAACCACCGCCCTTGTATATCTTGCCATCAAGAATACTATTACCATCTATTTCAATAGTTCTACCAAGTATTTCTTCACATTCACCAACTGATATTGCATAGACAACAAATAAATCTTTAGACCTATTTTGTGCTGTATCCAAGTATACAATTTGAGCACCAACCCTTCTTGTTCCATATATGACTGGTATCTTGCCACCTGCAGCAGTTTTGTTAACCATGATGTCTTGACCTTTAGCCAACATTTGCCTTGCTTGTACATAACCTTTAACACCAACTGCAAAAGTAGCAAACTGTATTGCTTTAAAAACACTTGAGCCAACAAATTTGCTTATTACCGCACCAACAGCTTTAAAAAAACTACCTATCATTAGCTACCCCACCTTACATCTGATTTGGTTTGTGTAGCATATTCTAAACCTCTATCACCTGAGTAGACTGATTGCTGTGATTCATCTGAATAGTGTCTACCTTTTGTTAAGTTCCAATTCGCCCAATGAGAAGCAACACTCATATTTAAAACACTGCTATCTACATTTTCTGTAATATTTACGTTTTTAATTTGACCAGTAAAGTAATTTATAGCACCTACTAATGTTTCGTTATCGTCAAAGTAAGCTACATACACATTTACAACTTTATCAGTAAAAGCACCAGTTCTTACAAGTTGTCTTACTTGATTAGTAACATTAGAAAAAGATAAGTTTATATCATTGACTTGTAGTTGCCCTGTTTCAGTAGTTGTATCAACTGCTAAAAAAGAACCACCAGCTTCATAAGAATTAGAATCATAAGTAACATCTCTATAAAAATCAGTAAGTCTTATAACAGTAGATAGATTTAATTCTACAAGGAAAGCTGTTTTAGTTTGTTGAGCAGAAACTTGAGCTTGTAATGCTGTTGATAAACTTCTTGGCATTACTCAATGACCTCTCTTACATCAAAAGAAATGTTGTAGAAACCACTTATGTCTGTGGTGTATCTAATTTCATCATTTGCAAGATATACATTAAAAAGTGGTTTATTCACTGTAACAGCTTCATTGTCAGAAACATTAGCAACTAAGTTAGGTTGTATGTTTACTGTAGCACTACCACCTGATGCAGTTACTTCATCTTGCACCATATAAACCTTTGAATGACCTGCAAACTTAATTAAGTCACCTGCTCTTAATGCATGATTAGTATGTGAAAAACCATCCATGGGTACAGCACTTGCACCTGCTGATGTTGCACCGTTAACAAGGATATCAGTTTCACTATGACTAGTTCCTTTGTTGTTTAAAGGTGCTGCAATAGTAAAGTTTTCAAAGCCACCCTTTTGCTTAGATAAAAAAGCAAATATTTCTTGAGCTTTTAATTGGTCAACTGGTGGCATCTGTACTGTAAAAGAAAAGTATTGTGCACCTATTTGTCTTGCTGACTTTTTACCTGATAATGTTTGGTTAATAAGAACTGGTCTATTATCTGTAAAAACTAATGATCTGAAATTTGGGTCTGTTGGAAATTGTCCTGACATTATACGACCCCCATCTTGCCTTGAGTATTCATGGCATTGTTAATAATTGATGTTATAAGTCCTTTTCTTGATGTTAGTAACTGGTCAAATCCAGCAGCATCAACTGTTGATATGTTGAAGTTTACTGTAGGTGCTGTTTGTGTTGAGTTGACACCTTTTAAATCTTGATTGCTAACAATTTGCCCACCTTGATTTGGTATAAACAATTCTCTTCCTGATTCTCCAACCATATAAGGCTTACCTGCGTTTACTGCACCACCTAATGCTTTTTTGCCAAATATTCCCTTAAAGAAGGATTCTACACCACCAGTCATAGGTGCTATTATTGCTTCTTGTAAAGCTATTCTTAACATTTGCTCTATTGCATAATTTGCAAAATCTTGAAATGCTAATTTACCATTCTTAAGACCTTCCACTAAAGTATCTTCAAACTTTTTCATTGTGTTAATTGTTAGATTATCAATAGCTAAATTAGTTGCACCTAAACTATCTTTAAATTTTGACACACCTTCAGACATTTTCTTACCACCAACTGGGTCTTCATCTGTAATTTCTTTAACCTCAAGCTTGAAATCTTTAACCTTATCGATCATTTCATCAAAACTTTTAATAAAAGCGTTATCCTCAGGATTTATACCTTCTAGCTGTTGCTGTATTCCTATTAGCTCATTTCTTAATTGTGTTAGCTCATAATTTGCAAATGCATCTTCAGGGTCAAAATCAAGAGTGTTCTTCATCATTTTCTGAAGCATATTCGTGTATTCTTTTTGAGTCTCTTTAAATTCTGCTCTTAATTTTGCTTGTTCATCTGCCATTTCAGGAAAGATCATTTTTCCCACTCTAGTTTGTGAAAAATCAGCTATTTGTTTTTTTATGCCATTCATAAACTCAACAAAGCCTATAAATGCACTTCTCATAAATGTGAGAATGCCAACAGCTAAATCTTTACCAAAATCTTCGAAGGTAGTATCACCACCTTTCATATCAGCTAATATTATTTGCAGTTTTTTAGAAACATCTTCAAGAACTGGAATAAATGCAGCTGTTATGTTGGCTGATATTGCTGTAATTTGTTTTTTAAGTATATTTATAGAATTAGCAAACATTTCAGCCTTTGCAATACTTTGTCTGCTTATAATAATTCCTAAATTTTCTGCTTCTTGTTCAAATTCTCTTAAACCATCAGCACCATCTTTTAAAGTGTTAACTAAAGAAACACCTTCAGAATCAAAGAATTTAAAAGCTAATCTTACTTGCTCTGCTGAACTTGTTGTGTTTTGTATACCATCTGCAACATCAAACAAAACATCTCTAACGTCTCTTAAATTACCATTATTGTCAGTTAGTTGTATTCCTAGTTGCTCAAATGCCCTTTTGGATTCCCCCAAACCCTGTGCAGCTTCTGCAGCTCTTCTTATAAATCTTTGCAGACCCATATCAAGAGCTTCTACTTTTACACCTGTTTGCTCTGCAGCAAATCTCATAGCTTGTAAGAATTCAACCTCTATGCCTAGCTTAGAAGCTGTTTTGCCTAGCTTATCCATAAAGTCAACATTGACTTTAACCAATGCAGCTAAAGCAGTTGCAGCAGCAGTTGCAGCCAATCCTATTTTTGCTACACCTTTAGTAGCCTTACCAGCTGCTGAGCCAACACCCTTAAGACCTTTGGTTACTTTATCAAAAGCAGCCTTAGTAGAGTCTATTGCTTTAATTCGTATTTTATAATCAGTTGCCATGTTTTCTCTTCTCTTCAGATAGCTCTAGATAAGCTATCCATCCTTGATATTCGTGGACACTAATTTCTTGGAGTTCTTGTAAAGTCTTTCCAAGTTTTTCAGCTAGTGCATATTGCACATATAAATTAGTATCCTTTATTAGTTTTTTTTCGTTTCCTCTATAGTCTCTTGACCCATGATTTGTGTAGCAACACCAACTAATATCTCTCTATCAACACTATTTAATAAGGCATTTTTATCACCTAAATCAAATAACTTGTCTCCATTTGCATCTAATGCTTTGTATATAAGAACATAAGCCATCATTGTTAGATCATCTTCTTTACTCATTTTATAAAGTTTAGAAGTTTCAGCTAACGTTAATGGCTTACTAAATATCTTAAGGGGTTTATCATCCTCACCCCATTCAGGCACCTCGATTACTTTTACATCTTGCTCTGCAAAATGCTTTTTAGCGTTATCTATTACTGACATCGTACTATGCTGTTGCTAGTGTAAGAGCAGATTTACCTTGTACAGATATAGATGCTTCAACCATACCATCGAATGATGATGAAACACTTAAACCAGTAACAATAGCTGTACCTGTGTAATACTTATCACCAGTATCAGCTCCCTCAACATAGAACTTTAAAGTAACTTCTGTGCTAGGCTGTAATGCTTGTTGTGCTGTATCTGATTCATCCCAAAAAACATCTATGCTTCCTGAGAAAGAGGTTAAACTTGGTAGATAGTCTCTAAAACCATCACCCATAGTTGTTACCTCAATAGTATCAGAAGTTTCCTCAACAGAATAAGACTTAATTTCAGCTATTGCATCTGTTCCTACATGAACAGTACCTTCACTTCCTTTATGTATCGCCATTTTCTTTTACCTCGTCTTTCGACTTTTTCTTGGAAGAAGGTTTAATTTTGTCTTGCGACTGGATTGCTTCTTCCTTCCAACCCATATTCTTAAATGACTCAACTTTTGATGGTTGAGCTATTACTGAATTTTTACCATTTGGACTAATTAATTTCATAATTATCTCCTATTATACTGCCACATCAGGATTTTTTTCCTTGACATAGTAATTACTTATAAAGGTTAGAGAAACAAAACCAAGTGGCTTCTCACCTTCCGCGTTAAAACTTATTTCAGTTGATTCAATAAATGTATCTTTAGCTAAACCACCTAACGTTCTATCAGCAGCTATAGCTTCTTCAACTTCTTTGCTTATTGTATCAATAGTATCATCAAAATTGCTTGTTGCTTTTGCATATCCCTCAACAACAACTGATAATTCTCTACTCATAACTCTATCAGTACCTATAACAATTGGCTCTGATGTTTCTGACTTTGTGTATATAACTAATGCTGGTAGTTTAGAATTTTCTATAGGATAGACTCTTGATTCATAAACATTGGAACCAGTTGTGGATAAACCAGTTAAATTAGTACCAAAATATTCTCTTATTTGTTGTCTAATATGATTTGCCATTATGTTTCCTCTAACATTAGTGCTGTAAGACCTGTTCTGTCTTTTTGCACATCAATTATAGTATAGTTTTGTGCAGCTTTTAATATATCACCTTCAACAGTTGTAGTTGCACTTGCATTTAACAAATCACCTTGAGAAACATTTGGAACATCTATGCTTCTGCAATATGCAATAGGTTTAGTGGCTTCAACACCAATACCTGCATCTTGTTCTACATACTCTCTATTTAAAATAATTTTTATAGCTGTAGATACGCCACTTCTTATATATGTAGCTGCAATAGCATGACCAAAATCAACATCAAAATAAGCCAACATATCTTCTTCAGTCTCTAACATATACTGTGACATTATTGTTCCTCTAAAACTACTTCAATTAGACCTGTATTATCAGGCATTACTGTTTTTATTAAAAATAATGTTTGTGGTACAAGTGTATTACCATTATTAGTAGTTATGGCATTTACTTGTATTTTGTCACCATGATTTATATATGGTGCATCTGTGGCTTTGATAATTGCTCTTGGTTGATAGCCATCTACTGGCACTGTGCCACTTGCAATACTAAAGTATTCTTGATCTATAATTATATTTATAGGATAAGCATCACCAGTATCTATATCAAACCAAGTGTCTATAAGTCCTGTTCTAGCATCCCATAAAGTAGTTTGTGTTTCAAAGAATGTAGCAGACACCCCATGAGCGTTAGGGTCTACATAAGAGTTAAAATCTGCTGAACTCTCAATAGGCATTATTTTTTAGCTCTTTTCTTTACTGCTTTAGTTTCAGATTTTTTTAAGCCTACACTTCTATTTGTTTTCTTTGCTTTTGGCTTTTCTTTGTATAGTTCTGCTTTTTTATTAGCTACAAGATCAAAACCTTGAGCTTGGTCTAATTCAACAACATCACCAACATATACTCTTTGTTTGTTTGCAACTGTATCTCTTAAAATTAGATATTTATGCTTTTCAATAGAGGTGGGGCTTTTAACCCCACCATTTTCTGTAGTCAACATTAAGCGTCTTTACCTAAACAGAATGATACTGCATTTCTTACAGCAACATCTATCATTTGAATACCAACAACTCTTACAGTACCTTTAGAAGAATTCGTGTATGGGTCTACGATTATATCGAGACCACCAAAGAATCCAATCAATAGGTCTGAGAAGTTACCAAAGTAATGATCACCTGAAGTAGGTTGGTTAGAAACAACAACACCATAGTTGTTAATTCTTCCGTCTCTATCTACAACAAACTGAGCAGTGCCTGTAGCCTTTTCAGTTGTTTTTAGTGAACCATAATCATCAGCTCTCATAATGTATGACAAGTTACCTAGTAATGCATTATCTACAGCAACTTGGCTTTCCATATTTACTGTTTCAGCCCATGTAGGGTTAGCAGCAGCAAATGTTACAGTGTTAATACCTGTAGTATTTTTAATACCAGTTGGATTGCCTGAAGTTCCTGTGCCTTCTAATGCACCTGAATCAATAGCTAAAGCCATGCTTTGTGCTATGTCATTTCTGATAAGATTCTCAACGTCTAAAGAGCTTTGTGTTAAAAGTTGTCTAGTGACATCTGTAAAACAACCTAAGGTCTTAGGTGACATTGTGACACTACCAATAGTCATGTCTGACTCAGCAACAGCAGTTCCTTCGCTTGATACGAAAGCAGCAGTTGATGCAGCAGTTTTCTTCGGTATTTTTACGTCACCCTGTAATCCACGTAATAATGTGGCTCCAGCTGACATAACAGAAGAAGAGTTTCTTAATGCATCAATAAAGTCTCCACCTCTGAAGTCTTGACCTACCGCACCAGCATCATCAGTTGTATTCAACTCTCTTTGATTCCATTCCCTTAATACTTCAGGTGGTAACATAAGACCCTGAGAGTTTCTACCATATGCTTCAGAAGCAGCAGCTGAACATTCAAATTCAAATTCTGCAGCTCTTTGAGCAGCTCTGTCTGAAGGGTTAGCTAGTGCATTAATTCCTCTCACTAGGCTAAATCTCTTCATTTCTTTTTTGCTTAAACCGATGTCTTTTGGAGTTTCTAGTGGTTGGCTTGCGATAGTAGCAAGTAATTCACCTCTAAATTCTTCAATTGTTTTCTGTTCGGCTACAGCTTTTGCAGCTAAGTCTTTCTGATTGTGTCTTTCGCCTAATTTATTGATCTCTATTGAGTTTCTTTTTAATTCAGCTTTGACTTCTTCAGCAGATTCAGCTCTTACGTTGTCTAAATTGACTTCGTTTTCCATTTTTATCTCCTTGAAAGATTGAGAACGTCCAACTCCTACAAGTCTGCTTTGATCTGCTGGTACTGACACGCTGGATACTTCCATCGGTGACCAAGCAGCTCTATATGCAACCTCTTTAGAGTCTTTTATCCTCATTAATTTATTTACACGGTATCCGACTGAAATATTCATCCTTATACCGTCCTTTACGTCTTCAAACACTTCTGAAGCAAGCTGACTCTTACCGAATCGAACTACTGCAATTGTCCTCTTAGCAGTTTCATCTAGTCTGAAATCTTCTATAACACCTATTTGCTTGCTCATATCATGGTCAAGTAGTAATGGTGCACGTCCGCTATTAATAAATTCCATATTAATATCGTCCGCTTTATGACTTAATATTTCTAAACCAAATGATCTCTCAACTGGCTCTTCTGAAGATACGCCTATTCTTACAGTCCTTGTATCTTCATCTATAAATTTTGCTCTTGAAAGGTCAATGTTTCTATATCTTATAGGCATGTCTACAACCTTTCTTTCATCTTCAGGCTCTTCATAGTTTTCTTCTTCTATGATTTCTTCTTCAACCTCTTCGCCTTCATGTTTAGCATACTCAATAACAACAGATTCATCTGTTTCGCTTACATTTAAAATATGTCTATCTTCTTTATTTTCCATAATTTTATCCTCTTTTTTAGGCATCTTCATCACCGCCTTCAATTATCGGCTCTATAGGTGCTTTAGTTGCACCAAAAGGCTGATAAGCTAATTCTATACCATATTCTTTAGCTAGTTCTACCTCTTTTTGGTGTTGTTCAAATAATTCTTCAGTATCTCTACCATAAGATGCTGATATGTCGCTATAAGTTACCGTTCCATTTTGTAAACCTATGACATTTGCATTCATTTCTTTTAATGGGTCAATCCAAGCAAAGTTTCTTGGTATAAATGTTGCTGATGCAATAAATTTGTCCGCTTTGTCGCTTGGTAGTGTTAAATAGCTAGAATCTATTGCCATTAACAACCATTCTGCAAATATTGGCTCAATCATGTGTTCAATTAAGAACTGTTGCCATATTTGGTAACTGCTTCTGTCTTCTAAACTGCCTTGACGTATAGAAGAGTAGTTAACTGATGTTAAATCATTACTTAAAGCATGATATGAAATGTTTAAACCACTTGCCACGCTTCTTAATACGCTAGATGTAAAACCTTCAAATGCACTTGTTGGATGCTGTGGGTCAAATGATTGAAATGATACTCCTGCTGGTAATTGTTCAAACGTACCTGCATTTGCAGTTTGCACTGGGTTACCATCTATTTCTTCTGAGTCTCCAACATAACCATCGCCATCAGGTGAAGTAAAGAAACCCATTTTAGAACTTGCAACTCTTGCAGCAACAATTTCAGCTTCAAGATATGCATTTAATTGTTTAACATTAGCCATAACAGTAGCAATATTAGTAACACCTCTTGTTTGCTCAGGTCTAGTTGGCATGTATAGGTGTATTATTTCGTCTGCTGATACAACTATATGCTCATTCTCATTCATATATGTTTTATCAAATGGATGATTCTTATAAAGATGATATGCAACTGGTTTGTCAAACTTATCAACTTCAACACCCATCTTTATCTCATTACCAGTTGCAGGGTTTACCTTGTTTAAATCTTCATCTAAGTGGTCTGCTTCTAAAAACTGTATTTGAAAGCCAAATGGTGATTCAGGTCTTTTTAGCTTTCTAATTAAAACCTCTCCATCTCTTGCTAATGATTCTACTGCCATTTTTTGACAATCTAAGAATGATAATCTTCCATTTGCTGTACAATTACCTGTTTTAGACCACTGCTTCCATGCATCTTCAATAAGTCTGTTAGCTCTTATATCTAATTTGCCTTGATTGACTTCATCGTCTAGTCTTACTTTTTCACTTAGTCTTATACCTGATTTGCCAACTACATTTGATATCATTAGGTTTAAATATCTTGCTATATGCGAATCATTCCTAGCTAGTTCTCTAGCTCTATCTCTTAAAACTCTTAAATTGTCTTTTATTTCTGCATCTGCTGATGCTGAACTTGTTATAAAGTCTGCAAAAAGCCTACCAGTGTTTGCACCAGCATAGCTTCTTTGTGTTTTAAATTTACGTTTTACTGTTGGTCTTTTAGAACCAAAATTAAATACTCTGTTATACCATGCCATTTTATGTGTAACTTGTAGGGTTGTTTGTGTTTGATGAAGTAAACTTGGTTAATATTGTTGTTCTTGAGCTTTTACCGTTTTTAATTGCAGACTTTTTAACCTCTGCATCAAAATCTGCTTGATATCTGTCTTTTAATTGAAAAAGCTCATCTATAGACATTCTAGATAGCGATCTACCAGCAATAGACATAGAACTCTGATCCATAGTGGCTCGATTTTCGATAACCGCTTTGACCGCATCCAATACTATCTTTGCATGGCTCCTAACTGAAGCACTTGTAGTTGCATAATTGTCTTGCACCTCTACATAACCCTCTGCCATTTTTACCCTTGCAGAATCTGAAGTCCTTGTTATGTAAGCTACCCAATTATATTCACCCTTTGTATAACTTCCAGTATCGCTTGTGGAAATTATGTATTCATCATTTGACTCTGTGGCAGTCAGGGTAAAATTAGATGCAGTCGCTCCATCAATGAGATTAAATTCATAAGACAACGAATAATCAGCAGTAGGGTAATCAGTTGCTAAGTTATCTTTTTTCCAAGCCCAAAAATCACCCAACTGCAATTCATCAGGAACTTCAGTTGGATAGTTGGTTGAATCAAATTTGTTGCTCAAACAAAAACCTCATAATAAATAGATATATCTAATCTTATAATACTTGATAAATCATATTTTTCAATATGGTTACTGGTTTATTTAATATTTCCATGATGTTGCAAAATTCTTTCTATTTATACCTTTTTTAGCTTTTGCAACTCTATTTGGGTCAGGCTCCTGTGCATTACCTGTTAATAACCTTTGCTCTATGACATCAAAGTTAGGATTCAAGATATATGCTGCAGCTAAAGCATAACAAATAGTATCTAGTGCTTCATTACGTTCTCTTATCTGTTTCCAGTACAAAGTCTTTCTTCCTTTTACAAATTTAACAAATCTTTGCTCTGCTGTAAGTTGTTTAAAATAATCTTCATCTAGTTCACTTGCAAAATGCAAGGTAGAGTAACCATATTCAATAGCTAATCTAGAATAAATAACTTCTTTTGCTGTATCACTACCAACTGGGTATAAGGTGTTGCTTTCTTTACCAACTTTAGTTGGTTTGCCTACAACGGTCTTTCCACTTTGTGATTGTCCTTTAATTGCAAATATTCTTCTGCCTTTCTTGTTTTTTGTGAAAGCATAGACCATTTGTGTTTGGAAACCTGAGTCAATGGTTGTACATGCTATGTTCATAGCTCTACCTGACAGTGTTTTAAATTTAGTCATCAAATATCTGTCTAATTGACCCCAAACATCCTGTTGACCTGTAGAACCATACAAAATCTTGTATTCAACCACCCACATTTCATAATTATGTGAAAATGCTACAACTTGACACTCTAAACGGTCTTTTTGGACATCTACCCCACATGTAAGCACTAATGCTTCATCAGGTATGCTTTGACCATCATAGCTCTCTCTTCTTGATAGTAGCCCTTCTGCTTCTACTGCTTCTTCAGGCTCAGGCTCCCATGTCTCACCCAAACTAGTATTTATAAATGTTTTTAACATTTCAGGCTGTTTCTTAGATTCTAAGAAGTTTTCTGCCATTGATGCCCATGTGCTAAACACTGAGTAAAGTTCGTTTAAGTGGAATCCTGCTGTTTTCTTAGTTTCTGCTGTAGCTCTCCACTCACCATTCTTTAGCATCTTATGTTTCTTAGATTCTTCAATGACACATCCATTTTCTTCACATGTGTATATTGCAGTTTCAGGTTGATTGTCTTCCCATATCACATTTGACCATTTAAGTGTTTGCATATGTCCACATTCAGGACAAGGCACATAGTAGTATCTTTTATCGCTTTCCTCAAAAGCAGCTTCAATACGAGATAGACCCTTTACTGTTGGTGTGCTACATAAGTAGATTTTGCGATTAAAAAAGGTTTGCGTACGTTTTGTCGCTAATAGCACTGGGTCACCTTCACTTCCTACACTTGCTTCCATTCTATCAACTTCATCAATACATAATAATCGCACTGCTCTACTAGCAACTGATGCAGCAGAATTAGAACCAACCATGTTTAGCGTAGTTCCACCTAAGAACTTCTTTGATAAGACTGTGTTTGAGCTATCTTTGCTTTTTGACTCATTAAGTCTTGCTTTTAGAACTGGTGTATCTCTTAGCATGTTTGCTAGTTTCTCTTTACTGTAAGCCTGAGCCATCTGCAATGTGGGTTGCATAACTAAAATTGGTGAAGGTTGCATGTGAACGTAGTAACCAACAACATTGTTCAAAATTTCCGTGGCACCCACCTGTGCTGATTTCTGCCAAACTATACGTTCTATCTTAGGGTCAGTGAATACATCCATAATCTCTTTTTGATATGGTGCATAATCAGTTCTGTACTTTCCGCTTATGGCTGATGATTCAGGTGATAAGAATCTATATTTGTCTGCCCACTCAGATATCTTCAGTTCTGTTGGTGGTTTCCACTGCTCTTGTACTTGTTTCAGTACGTTCTGCATATTCTGCTGGTATTCCATCTCCTGATAACTCCTCTAATGCTTCATGTATACTATTTTTAATTAAATCTGTTGCTTGGTTGTAATCTTCTGCTGCTAAAACCTGATGTGCAAGATTTGTTGGTATATTTAAGAATTTAGCATGTGCATTGCCTACCAAGCTACTCCAAGTGTCTCTAACAAGTGATGCAGGTATTAATTTTCCTTCTAACTGATTAACTTCTAGTTCTGCCTTGTCTGCTTGGAACTTTTTCAGTCTTGTAGACTCTTCAACAATATCTCCACTGTTACCACTCTTTTTGTAGTGATTCTGTGTTTTTCTTAAATGTTCTAAATATTCACGTCTTGCAAAATCTATGTCTACTGGCGATCTGCCTTTACGTATTGTAATTATGCCATTTTTAACGAGGTTTCCCACCGCTTGAGGTGATATAAACAAATGTTCAGCTAAATCCTTCTGCGTAGCCATACGTTAACGTGAATAAACCTGATTTTGTTGACCTTCGTCTACAAAAATAAAAAAATCGCAACCTTCGATGCATCCTCTTGCTAGTAAGAACCTACTCATTTTGCTAAAGCCTTCTTAATCTCTTTATCTAGCTCTTTTTTGTATGTGCTATCGACAACACTCTTACCAATCTTGAAAAAGTCTAAGAACTTTCTATGTTTGATGAATGGTTTAGATACAGCCAATAACTTGCTCTTGCCATTACCAATGTTCTTCCATAGTGCATTGTTAGCATAGTGTATTTTTTTAGGTGCATCAGCTTTATTGCTTTTTTTACCTATAATGTTACCAAACTTATTCAACCTTTCACCACCAGCTGATGTAACTGGTACAAGCATAGATGTTTTGTTAGCGTTCTCTATACCACCCTCATATACATATCTTAAATACTTGGCTGCAATATCTTTAACAAACACCAGTGCTGCAAGATCATTAGGCTTTGCTTGAAACTTCTTAGGCATTACCACTGACTTAGTTGTAAATGGTGTTGGTCTATCTAACTTCTTAGTTAGCTGTGCAATCTCTGCCTTGACTACCTTATGACCCACATTGTTTATAGCGTTTGCCATTGCTTGGGGTGCATGTTTCTTTTTGAACAGACTAAGTTCTTTCTTGACCTGTCTCTCGTTTGTATTTATTTTAATTGATACAGTCATAGTTCCTCATAATGTGCTATCAACTTATCAATATACCATTTAGCCTTTTGTAAGTCTTGTATGTTGGCATCCTTCATGCGATGCCTGTGTATGTACTTAATTGCCGAGCCTTCTAGATAACTAGGAAACTCTTTACCTAACTGTTGTTTAATATACTCAATGCACTCAACCTTACCGTTGTTATAGTGTGCAGGACGTGACACTGGGTCATGCTTCTTCTTCATACTCATTTTTACTTTACTCCTTTTGCTAATCTTATTTGCAGTCCTTTGGAATGACCACTCAAAAAATTTATCAATTGCTTTGTTTATCATTTTTCTTCTTCTTCTTCTTTTTCTTACCAAAGATAGCTTCATAGTTATCTTGGTATTTCTTATTATCCTCAGGCTTTCTACCTGAACCCTTACCGCCATGCCACTTAGACATGATCAATTATTTTAAAGTTTACTGACTTATCTAATTTGCTTAGTAGCTGTTTAGCTTCCATAAAATCTTTTGGTATGCATCTTAATAATTCTTCTACACTAAATATCATCATATCAGGCTCATTCTTATGTATTTTAATTAGTATTGGCTTCTCATCATCAGTATCACAAACTATTGCTGTTTTCTTATCAAAGTTAAAACATCTGCTACTTGGTTGAATCATTGTGTAACCACTCTCTTCACATTTAATGTTAAGTGAATCAAATGCTCTTAACATCATCTCAACCATCTGCAATTTCTTTTTTGTATGTGCATCGTGCAATATATCTTTTAACATTATTTCTGCTCTACAAAATTTTATTTCAAACTTAACACCGACCATTTTAAATATTCTTTTTCTATTACCCCATTTCTCGTAGGTTTCAGATTCGTAAATTCTTAATTCCTTTAACTTTGTCTCTAATGTTTCATCTAAATATGTTTTCATACCAAACCTTGTTTTTTGATCATTTACTTGGGGTGTTGGGGTGTTCCTAAAGGAACACACCCCACCCTACCCAAACAAATTAATGATTTACACCCCATATAACCTAGATTTACCCTGTGTTTTACCCCAAGTTTTACCCTAAGTAATTTAAACATCTTGATTATCTCGCTCATTTTTATCTCTAAATTTTGACATCATTTCACCATAATCTGTATGTTGATAACCTATGGTTTCTTTATGCTTTAATAAATTTTTTCTTTTTAATCCTTTTAAGCATTCTGCAATTTGTGTTTTAGTTAAAAATTTATCTTTGTGCTGTACTTTGCCTTCTAAATCTTTAGGCAGATACATGCAACTTTCAGGGTCATTAGGATTGTCTTGTAATGGCAATTTTCTTAATGCTTCTAATACTGGTGCTTCTTGTGGTGATGGTTTATTTGGTTTAATAATAATTGGCACTTCATTTTCATTGATTTTTACAAGGACTGCTGATTTTTTATCCTGTTTTTTGCCAAGATTTTTAATAGTGTCCATTCTAAAATTTATAGGTGCTATATTCATATCTTCTTTATTTAAAGTTTGGCTCATCTTTACATACATAACCTTATCTTCTAAAGCCAACATTCCAGCTTGAGTGTCCTTATCAGTCCTTTCAATAAAAAACTCAGAATCTAACGAAGCAGGTAAAACGCTAGAACCCCTACCTCTTTTCATACCATTAGACTTGCTTCCTGCATGTCCTGTATGATGAACCAACATTACACATGCACCTGTTTCAAATTTAAGTCTGTCGATTCTTTGTATGAAAAGATTCATGTCTGACGTACTATTTTCATCTCCTGAGCCAAAGTTTCTTTGAAGGGTGTCTATAACAATTAATCCTAAACTACCTAATTCTTTTTTTACTTCATGTGCTTTTTTAAGCAACTTTTCATAATTTGTATCATCTAATATTCTCACTGGTCTTTTACTTACTCTAAATTTAGCACCTCTTAAACTACCATATTCATCCATAAAGTTTTTTTCCCAAGCTAAAATCCTTTTAAATATAGACTTTTCACCCTCTCCACATAAATATAAAACACCTGATTTTTTGTTTACCTCATAACCATACCAATCTTTACCTGAAGCTATAGAAAGCATCATTGATATACCAACAAAACTTTTACCAGCCTTAGGCTCAGCATATAAACTTGCCACGCTGCCTTTTTCTATAACTCTATCAATAATCCACTCAGGCGGAGTATCATTCATTTCCATTTCATCATAATCAGCAAACTCTACATCTTCATTGGGTATATACTCAAGATTTTCTTTTACATATTCCTCAAAAGATTCTGTATCACCAAAAAAAGAATTTTGATACGCGTCATAAAGATCGTCTTTCTCTGCAAATTCAATAGGTGGTCTTATCACGCTAACTTTGCATTTATGTTCTTTTAAAAAATTATGTATATCTATAGCACATTTTCTACCAGCTTCATCATTATCGGGAAATATCCAAACATTCCTACCATATATAGGTGACCAATCTGCCTTTTGCCAACTATTAACCCCACCATGCCACGTTGCACAATCGCCTTCATATATCTTTTCTGCAGCAAGTGTAGCTTTTTCGCCTTCTGATATAAGTATAGGCTTGTCTTTATTTTCATTTTTAAAATAAATTGGCATCAAGCCTTCAGGTCTTTTCATTGACCAAGAACCATCTTTGTTCTTTACAAATGGTGCATACTTTTGTTTTATAGGATGACCATCAGGAAACCTCATAACTGTAAAGCTATTTGTGTAGCGTAAATACACTATAGATTCACTTCTAAGTCTATGCATGTCTTTATCTTTGAATGACCTAGCATTGCCTTTGTTAACGACTATTTGGGGAGTCTCGTTAACGTTGAGTAAGGAATCAGAAGACAATGCTTGATCATAACCAAACTGCTTTAAAACTGTTGAAACATCTGCATCAAGATATTTAATTAAATCTGTAACCCCACCACCAAAGCCCTCTTCAAAACTATAAAAAGTGCCTTTCTCTAGGTTAAGAACCATACTGCCATGAGTACCCCATCGATGTTCAGTCGATGAAATACTCTTAGGCTCACCTAGAAGCTGCTTTGCAACTTCAGGTGCTATTTTTACCCAATCAACAGACTGCATCAGAATGGAATGTCATCGTCAGTTAATTCTGTCTTTGCTACCATTTCAGCAACTTTGTCTGCAAGTCCTTCATTTGGTGACACAAAACCATCATCATCATCAGCTGGTGCATTTGGGTCTATGTACCATTCGGGTATGTTATTACCATCAAATCTATCAGCCCATTTACTAAACTTAAATGAAAGCTCAGAAGAACTACCCATGCCTACTTGTATAATTTTAGAACCAGTAAACTCTACAACTGGCAACATGCCTGCGGCTCTAGGCCTTTGATTCCAAAACAAATCTAAAATACTATCAAAAGCACTAGATTCAGCATAAGTAAACCTCTGCCATAGATAAGCATGTTCTGCACCATGTGGCATTACCCAACATGAAAAGGCTCTTTTCCAATCATCAGCAGGCTTAGGCTCAACTGAACCAAACTTTGCATCCCATTTATATTCAAAACCATCAGCCTTTGTATACCTACCCCATCCTGATTTAAAAGTCTCAGGGTCTAGCTGTAGATATTTAACATCAACCTCAGTTTCACCATTAGCAAAAAACTTCTGACCCATTGTCTTGAATCCTAAGTAAATTTGCTGTTTGTTTTCGGTATTTCCCATACCACCCAATATACTCATATTATTTTTCTCCATTAATGTATCGTTAAATTCTCGATACTGTTTATATAATCAGTTTCAAGTTGGGTATAACACCTTTCCTTAAAACCTTCATAATCCTCGTCATTTATGATTCCTAAGAATTCACATGCAACTTGGATTTTTCTGTAGGATTCCCTACAAAACTCTTCAAAATCTTCTTGTAGCAAATAACTATGTAAGTCCATTCGCCTTTTGTATGACTTCATCTAACCTCTCACAAACCTCTGCTAGTGGACACATATAGAATTGCTCCCAATTCTTTTTATAACCGCTTTCCATAAGGTATAAAGGAATCACACACATAATCTTACGCCTATCGTATTTGTAAATAAGTAAAGGTATTAAATTATCATTTGCACTCTCAACCGCTTGATTCCACCAGTCATTTTTAAAGACATCACTTTTGCCATTACCCTTATATCTTTTACATTCAATGGCTAAGTTACCCCAGTAGATATCAGCCATGCCTTTTGTTTGATATTGGTCTAGGTTTCTTTTAACAGTCTCAGTGCTACCTTTAGATGCAAGATAGGTGTTTATCTTCTTACAAATAACCCTTTCAAATGCTGCACCTTTTGTTCTGCTGTTAATTGGCATCTATTATGATCTCCTGTCTACCAGTATCGTGATAAGTTTTAGTTAAAGTATCTCCGTTCTTAACCTCTGTGTAACCAGCACCATTATTAACGTGGATATACCATTCATCCTTCTCTTTGTTTAGCTTTAGCCTTTGAGTTTCTACAAGGTCTTTATACTGAGTCATAACCCCTCTCTGCTTCATAAGTAACCATGCCAAGTTTAATTAGCATTTGTGTTGCTTGTTCTATTGTTAAGCTATTTTGTATTGCGAAGATTTTTATATCTTTGTGTAGCTCTTCAGGTATCCAAAGTGCTTTTTTTATTAGTTCATCCATGATTTCGACTCTCCTTTTTTATATTAAAATTAATTTGGTAATAAAGCAAAGACTTTGTACTATCTTTAGCTAAAAACCTTATACTATCTATAAGGGCATTTGATAAACTCTCCATACTTCTAAATACTCTCATTATCTATTTGCCCTTACTCACAAAACCAACTCAACAACATTAGGACTATTGTAAACACTTAGAGTTTTACCCTTCTGATATTCTTTATAGTTCTCTAAGTAAGTCTGCATAATTGACCAGCCAAAATCCATCTGCTCTTTAGTCATTACAAATACTTTAGATGCATAAGGATATGTTTTCTCTTGAGCTACAAAAACAAATGAATCTACTTTATACCCAGCAGCTTCCATACCTCTTCTATAGAATGATGCTTGTAAATCATATCTAAACTTCTTGACTGACATTGCAAAAGAATAAGGCTCAACTGATTGAGTTGTTTTATAATCCACTATGACTACTTCATCTGTGCTATTTGGATTATCTAAAGGTGGACATATTAAATCAGGTCTACATTTACATAAGACATCATCTTCATACCAATAAAAACTGCTTTCTGCCACTTTGCCTTTAGCATCAAGGTAAGCATTACCCTCATAGATCATTTTGTCTTTCATTTTAAATATAGTATTTGCATCATCTTCTTTCATTACTATATAACCAAGGGCTTCCTGTTCAACCTTCTCTTCTTTATATGCTTTTGTATATGGTGAGCCACTCATAACCCATACCTCTTTATCAAATGCTTCCTGACCTTCTACAAGCAATGAATGAGCTGCAGTTCCAAACTCCATAGCAGGTGTTGTCTTTTGCTTATGTTCTATAGCATGTAATTGTGATTCACCAAACCTTCTAATAAAGCTACTGCTAATACCTATGCCTTTATGATAATCCTTATTAGGTATGTCATTACAAACCCAAGCCTTGCCACGTTGCTTAGGTTGGTATTGTTTTAACTCTTCTATCATTGCACCACCCCCATAAGGTATGCGATCTCTGTCAAAGACTCTCTGACCTTATGTTCAGAATCGCCAACTTGCACCAAGGTATCACCAGTTATAAAGTCTTTGTAGTAACCCCTTATTTCTCTTTTAGGTAATCTAATCTGCCCAGCACCAACTATGTTAAATACTACTTCGTTTGTTTCCATACTAACTCCTTATTTAATTAATATATAAATATTAAACTAGGAATATATAAATAGCAAGTGTTATTTTAAAGGATTAAGAACTGGCACTTGGCTAAGTGCATCTAATGTTTCTTGTAGGGAATCTATTTCTAGGGTTGGGGTTATTATCTTTTTGTCAAAAGTAAAGTAGGTTTGCGAAGTAGTATTTGGCTTGAAGATAATTCGCTTATGTTCTTGGCTAAAGAAAACAAAAGCAAGAATATCACAATGGTAATTCTTATAAAGCTCTGACATTTGCCTTGATGTTTCTGATGCAAAAGTGTATTTGCCTTGTTTAGACTCTCTTCTTGTTTTGACTTGTACTGTATATTTTCTACCATTTGTCTCAAGTAATATATCTGCAGGATGTTTGTCTTGGGTTGGATATACAAAGTCTGCATATTCCAATAGGAATGTTTGTACTAAGGATTCACCCAAAGCACCAAGTCTTGAATTACCTTGATGGTCTTCCGATGTCTTTGCCATCTTTGCCACATAGTGCAAGTTGTCTTGAATTGTAATTTGCCCTGTTTGCAGTCTGTATAGCATATTTGCTATCTAGCAGCTCTTCTGATGCTTCTAACCACATACCCATTTCCATTAAGGCTCTTGTCCTTCTAAAGCCCATGAATCCCTGTATACCCATCTGAAAGCACATATCAAGGCAAACCATTTGACCACGCTTTTCAAAAGAACGCCATACAGTCCAGTATTCATCCAATTGATTCATAACTCTTTTAATATCGTTATCAAGCAGATACATAGCTTCTTCTTCTGTGATACCTCTATCGCTAAGATTCCTGCCAACACCAATTGTCCATTTATCTTCTGTGCATTGATAAAGGGTACACATAGTTCCCTCATGCCTTATAAGCATTTCTTTAACTTCATCGTACATATTATTTGCTGTGGATTCCTTTTGTTTTTTCAAATGTTCTAAGTGATGACATTCCAAGAAGTGATAAAAGAATAGTTGTAAGTTGCGAAAAATCAAACTCTAACTCTTCTAGTTTTAAATCAGTTCCATTGACTACAGCTATCCAAGTTGCAATAGGCAATACAATGTAATGTGTGCAAAGAGCAAACCCACAAACATATCCAATGCAAGGTCTCCATGACGATACAAACCAGTTCCCGTTTTTCGCTTCTTCAGCATTAAGGCTAATTTGTGCTTTATCCAAAGATATAAGTTCTTTTTGTAAGTCATGTGATAATTGTTCTTTTAAATCTTTATCCTGAACAAACTTATCCAAGACGTTATTTGCTACTTCAGCAATTTTGGTAATGCTCAAAATAGGCCTTTTACTATTAAGGTAAATAATGCAACCACTATTGTAGTAAGACCGCCAACTAGCCAAGCCTTAGTGCTATTGACTGAGCTTTGCAAATCATCTGTTTTGCGATAGATGGTTTTCCAGCGTTCTTGGCAAATCGCATCATGCTTTTCTAAGTCAGATGCTACTGATGCGATTGTCTTACGTTCGGCCATTATTCTTCCTCTATTACTTCCTCTTTAGGTAGAGTCTTATCAAAAGCTTCAATCAATATATTTTTATGATTATTAATCATGTTATATAGATTGTAGCTTCTTTGTAGCTCAGCTAGTTCCCTTCCAGCTACGTTTAATTCAACAGCTAAACGAGTTTGCTCTTCGTTTAGGTCTTCTGCTGTATATTCTCTACCATTAAAATTAATGATTGTATTTTTCTCTTCAC